TCAATAACACTTATATTACTTTGTTCGTAGGGAAATGTTATAGGTGGACTAGGTTGGCTTGGAGATTTCCTATAAGGCACAAGATTTCGTACCATTAACCTTTCTCTGAAAACTTCCGAATTTACATAGTCTAGAGGACTCCTCATACCGATTTTATATTATAAATAGGTTAATTCGGATTTTATAATACCATTTTTTCAGGATGATATTCCAGGTATTATAGATTTGGAAATAGATTTTCCAAGTTCGTATGACTGTTCTTGCCATGCTCTGTATATTGCTTGCTTACCCGCTGGTGTAAGTGCAGCTTCAACAAATTTTTGGTCAGTCCCAGGTGGTATGTCAACGTTCCAATCTATTTTAAGTGAGTTAGGGAAGTTTATATTAACATCAACTTTTTGTTCCCCAAGTGCCGATATCAAAGGTTTGTTTCCAAGATTTGGTAAAATATTACCTTTGATTTGTGGAACGAAAATCTCAGGACCTTTTTCACCCACCAAATATCCTGTGTTGGCGTTTACAGGTCCACCTTCAGCCCTTTTTGGTACATCTATACCTGTGTCTATTTTTCTTTTACTCACGTCAAGGTCGAATAACTTTTCAGAACTTGATAATATTTTTTTCGTTGCAAAGTTTGACTCATCCGTTAATATACGCAACTGATTTCTAATATTATTGACTAAAACATTATCGATATTTTTGAGGAATTTTTCTGCTTGTTCAGTTACACTTTGTTCTTTCCTTTTTCTTTCTGCCGGGTCCTTGATTTGTCGTGCTTCCATTAATTGATTCTTGAATTTATCTAAACCTTCTTTCACACCTGCTTGGTCGATTAATCTTGGTAAAGAACTTGCAAATTCTCTTGTTTGGTCTAAACCCTCACTGATTTGTCTGGTTACACCTGGTAAACCCACCAAACTCGAAACTAAGGTTTCCTTAAGTGTTTTAAATTCGGCTAAAAGTAATTCGGAAGTTGTAAGTTGTTTTCTCTGAATATCCTCAATAGATTTGGGAGCTTGTTTTTGTTGTTCGATAAGTCTTTTAAACTCAGTTTCTGTTAATTCATTTAATTTTCTTTGTTGTTCATATCCCTTATCATCTTTTATTGTAACCTCATAATCAGCACCTTCTCCCGTACCCATTCTAGCAATATTCGCAACAAGTTTTTTATCTTCTTCAGATACCGGTATTTTAAATCCTATTGTATTAATTTTATTTAGTCTTACATCTAATTCCGCCGCAGCCAATCCAGCCCTCCTCATGTTTTCAGCATTTACACCGGTTTGGTCTTGTAGTTCTTTCAGTGTAAGAATTCCTTGAGGACTTATTTTAAAACTTTTGGTTTTTTCATCAAAATAAGTGAAAGACTTTGCCACATTTATCAAACTATCTTGTAATCCCGATGGGTCTAATATTGATTGATTCATTAGTTGGAAAGGGTCGGCCAAATTTCCAACAGATACCCCTAATCTTTGAAACGCGGACGCTACTTCTATCGCTCTTTCAGGTCTGAATAAACCTTCGGCCAAATCGAAGGTATCTTTCATATCAAATCGTAAGAGACTCGCTTGTGCTGCCATTTTGGTTAAACCTAATACACCGTCGTTGAAATTGTATCTCGATAACTTTTCAGTGTTATCTACAACTGTTTGCATAACACTTCTAGCATTTTGTCCCAAACTTTGAACCAAAAATATTGAGTCTTTTATATTATCAGCAACTTTATCATATGTTATACCAGCATTTGCAAAATCATTAACAATCTCTGACACTGTTTTACCCACAAGCTTTCCCGCAGCATACAATTCAGCGATGTCTTTTGTTGTTCCGATAACATTTCTTCTAGCCCCTGTTGCTATTTGTGCTATTGTTTTCGCAGCATCTGAGTATTCCGCACCTAAGGCAGACAATCTAGGTACGGCTTCATTAATACTTCCGAGCATTTCTTGTAGTCTGTCACGGGTTCCCACAAATGCTCTATTAAGAGCCTCGGCATTTAATGTTAGTTCTTCGAATTTACTGGCCGTGGAACCCAAAGGAACTGCAAGTCCCGTTAAAGTATTCCCCAATTCTTTTAAGACATCATTATAAGTTTTACCTAATTCTATGTCTTTTTCTGAAATCGGTTTTTCTTGAAAAAACATTTTTTTCTTTTTTTATAAATAGGGAAAAATTAATTTTTTTGATTACTTTCCACCCACTTGTCCAAAAGGTACTTTCTTATAAAAATGGGCATAATTAAGAAATCTTGATATGAAACATTCAAGAGTTGAGCCAAATAGAAAAACTCATCAAGTTGTGATTTTCTATAATCAGAAGAAAGGGCGAAAAAATTCAACCCCGAAGCCAACATTAACAGTTAGCAGTTCTCCTGATGGGGCTATTACTTCTTTTTTTAAATCTAATCTTGGTTCATTATCAGATAAAAATTTTCTGATAAATTTAGAGTCGGCAATTGGCATGGATTCCACAAACTTAGCAATTTCAGTTTTGTCTGTTGTACCATCAATCTCCATAATTTGTTTTTGTAATCTTAGAGTGATTCTTGGTGCAGGTCTTCCGGCCGGATACTTATCAATTATTTTTTGTATTTCATTACTTTCTCCGTAGGTTATAGGTCTTAATTTTACATGAACCCCCGAGACAGGTAAAGTTGTTTCGAACGTCCCATCTTCTTTGGGTTCAACCATTCCTTTTTTCAAAGAAATTTCCGCTAAAGAAACTGAAGCTTGAAAATTTTTATTTGTTTGTGGGTCTAATAAATTGAGAGTAATCTCAGGCCCAAATGAAGTATTTCTCAGAAATATTAAAATTGCTTCAACATCCCCCTCCAATAGGTCGTCAATTTTCATATCAGGTTCATAAATCTTATTTCTAAGTAATGATGTAGTTAGGTCATCTGTGTTACTCATCAAGATGTTTTCGTCTGAGGCCGTCAAATATCCAACCTTAATAGACTTCTTTTTATTTTTGTAGAATATACCTCCTGATGGGAGTGTAACAACATCATGTGGTAAAGAAAATTGTTGTTGTCCGTATTCTCTTGATTGGTCCTGCATATAAAAAAATTAACCGTAAAGTTTATGTCTTTACGGTTAAATATAAAATAAATTATTTTTTTATAAAGTATATTAGTATACTAGTACACAACGGTCAGGTCTTAAACTAACATCAATATCCGCCAACGCATCTTGATTATAAGCTAATGAACCAAAATTAGCACCTGTTAAGAAGGTACCATACAGAATCCATTTTTCAACAACAACACCTGTTGGGTCCAACATCTCGAGGTCGATATCTTTTTTGTACCCCGCCGCGTAACCCATACGTCCTGTTACAGATTCTGCATGTAAACGAACCCATTCCATAAGTGCTTGTGCTGCAGATGGTCCTATCGGGTCTCTGAATTTGACTCTGATTTCGTCCCAATTGAATCTTCCTGCAACGAATGTAGAGGTATTCAAAAATTGAATTTCAGTTGAGTTTATTTTGATAGATGGTCTGGCTGCAGATTCCACAAACCATTCATTAATACCCATGCTCGATGGAAATCTCAAAATAAACCTATTTTGACGTTTCGGTTCGTAGGGTAAGGGCATCTTCATTAGTAAATCAGCCATATTATTAAAATTTAATTACTTTGTTTATATTTTATAAATAGTGGTTAAGTGAAAATTTTTTCTATTTACTTTAATTTCAGAAACGAATATTCTTATTTTACTTCTTTTTTAATTCCTCCAGCAGTAGAGTAAGTAATTATCTTTTCTGGTTTATCTTTAAAGGCTTTTTTCATCACTTCTACATTTTTCAAATCATCATCAGAAAAACCAATAACTGGCATTTTAGGTTTGAATTTATTCCCCATATCCTGCTTAAGATAGGCTTTCTTATTTAAAATAGCCGCCATCCCTTTTATATAATTAACAAAGTCTTGCATGGCAATAACCTTGGCCTCTTCAGGATTGGTTGCACCTTTTTCGTCTCCAAAAGAAACGGGGTGGAACTTATTAAGTTCCAAATATGTTCTTATTAGTTCATCGTCAGACATTTCGTTTTCATCGACAAATGACCGATATTTTCTGAGATTTTTGATTAATTCGTCTTTATCAATACCTCCAAAGTTGTTGATAATATAGTTGAAAACCGCTTCTTTGATGGTTTTTGGATTATGACCTCTCGCAGTGATAATTGCAAAAATTGACCCGTTGTTTACAGCTTCTTTAAAATCGTTCCACGCAGGTCCTAACTCAGATTTCATGGCATCAATCATAAATTGTTTGTCACCGTTGACACTAAAATTCCTGAACGGTTTATCTGCGAAACCTACAATTTTTTTCCCATTATATTCAAAATCTTCTTTTCCAACCTTTTGTCTGAACTCTGCAAAATCTTCAGTACTCATTCCAACTTCTTCACCATCATCAGACAAAAGCATAATCTTTGTTGGCATATGGACGATATTATCGTCCCAATCGAAAGCGTAGTATTTCAAATCTGGTGTACCTTGTGGTTCAAATCCCTCTAAAATATTCGACTTCATTTTTGGTAAAAATGGGGGAGCTATGCCCCCCCATTATTTTAGATATTTTCGAACGAAGCACCTGTTGGTGTTATAAAGAATTCAATATCGATGAATTCGAGTGCTTTCGTTGGTTTAAGGTAAATTTTACCTGTTAATGTATTTCTATCCAAATCTTCAG